TTATTTGGAGCGGTGATTGGATTCTATTCCTTTCGATTTGCCATCTTTGAAATAGTTGTTGTAAACGTCTGCCACTTTTTGATCAGCACCACGAAAATAATCAACAATAGAACCAGCTGTATCAGTAATTGCATTGGACACGTCCTTAGCGGTTTTACCTACCTGAGAAGAGGCATAACGGGAGTTTTGTACTTCCTGTTTTGAGCGGTCGGTTTCTACATGGGTGCGTGCAGTGTTAGCGCGAACAGCATCAATATCAGCACCAACTTTTCTCGTAAGCTCCTTGATTTGGTCATTTGTAAAATATTGACCTGCGGTTTGAGCCTGAGTAAGCATTTGCCGCATAATTTCAGAAGTTTGTTGCTGTTTGGTGAGGCTTGTGTTTTCGAGAATAGCGCCAACGCGTGACATAGACTCTTTTTGGTTATACGCGAGCATTTCATTTTGAGCATAGACAGTATCCTTAGTATTTTCGCGTGATGTAATAGATTGAAGCCCAGCAATTTCCTTCTGAGTTTCGTTTTGCATCTTAGCGATTTCCTTTTGGTTGTCAAGCTGCATCTTGGTTAGCTCCTTCTGATTTTGGAAGCCAGCGTCTTGCATGCCTGGACTAGAAGCGCCAGCACCAGCACGTTCCCATGGGTTGAGCTCGGGGAATGCGGCGGCGAGATAGTCTTTTGTGTCCTTGCCCTTGTCAGAGGCAGACTTAGAAAGGCCGACAGCCTCCATGAGTTTATTTGCACCAGCATTGGTAAGAGACGAGAGCGCATGCTTGCCAGAGTCGGCAAGGATGCCAGAGATAGCAGAGGGAGCAGCTTCCTGAGAGTTAGGGACAGTAGAGCCCTGAATAGCAGATTTAATACCAGCATCATTAGCACCTACAACATTGTTGTCGGAAGCAAGGACGTTGCCTTGGATTCCGGTAGAGTCGGCGGACTGACCGCCGCCAAATAATTTACCCATAAGGCCTCCGGCAAGTGCGGAGGCGATACCGCCAGCGATAGAGCCAAACATAGGATAATCCTTATTTCAGAGGTTGAAGGACGGTTGCTTCACGGTTTACCTGATTAACAGAGAGGACGCCAGAGATAGTAGAGGCGGTCCAAGCGTTAGACCAGAGCATGATTCCCGCATAAACGTCGTTACCGACGGTGCGGGGATGTGAGTCGATGGTAACAGCATCTTTAAATGAGATTGCTTTGCCGTTATTGAAGGTTTCGATTGGATAGACGTCGTATAAGGCCGGGACGGCAGTAGGAACGACGCCATCAGCGACCTCAAAACGAATGGCAAAAGCAATCATATCAGCAGGGACGTTTGATAACGAACCTGCAATAGATAGAGCGTGATGATTTGTTGGGTTTGTTTCATCAATGCGAACAACATGGCACAAGCCTGAATGAGTTGTAACGGCTGTGGTTGTTGCATTGATTAGAATAGTAGAGCGACTTAAGTTAGGCACAGATAAAACAGGTGCCGCTACAGCTGGGGTTTTAGTAGCAGCAAGCTGAGTAGAGTTAATTGGAGCATTGTGCTTAGAAATGAATTTCTGGAACATATGTTAGTCCTTTTGGCTTTGCAGTAGGGACGGCGGCTTTCGCCGTCCATGTATCGGAGACTCGAGTATCTCCGTAGGCACGGTCCGCCCCACATTGGGCAGGTATCTGACCAGTAGAGGGGCGGCCTTTGTTGCGTTACGAGGTCATGATTGAGTCACGTGTCGTAGGCATGTGACGATAAACGTTAATGTTAAATTTAGTTTGCATATTCCAGTGTGCAAGCTGCATAGACTGGAAGATTTCATCGTAGTTATTAGTGTTAACCAGTACACGGTCTTTTAGTTCCGTGGACGGGAGAGCAGAGTAGAACGGGAATCCATCCAGAGCATTATATGGGAAAGCGACACGGTCAGGCTGTGTACGATACCATTGGCCCTCAGCGATTTTGAATTTAGCAGAATCGGGTGAGGAGTGGAAGAATTCTTTTAAGGATACTTCACGAGGTGGCAGGTTAGCCATCAGTGCAGGGTCACAAGCAATATCGGTATAAGTTAAGTTTTCTTTACCTACAAGATAGTGCATTTCCATTTCATGAGTAGGCGGAAAGCGAGTAACCGCCAGAGTCATAATTACGCGATGCTCAGGAACATAGAAGCGTGGGACTTTGTGATTGAAGGTCTGCTGAACGCGACCAGAGAATTGACCGAGAGAAGATTGGTCAGTACCGTCTACGTCATAGCCAGATGCCCAAAATTCAGAGCGCATGAGCAGAAGAGGACGATTGTCACCATCATAGGATGTATGACCGCCGAACTCTTTCATAATGTCACGGTAACGGGTCATGAAGTAATCACGTTCCTGTTCCGTATGTAATTTAGCGTATGCGGCTTGAAGGCCCATAATGTCAATAGTGGATGTACCAGTAGTCATGTTTTCAGATGTACGAGTATCCGGTGGAAGTGGCGCAGTCCAGATAGATTTAAGGTTAGCGACACGTACGCCCCATTTATAATCCTCAGAAGGCATATTGGATGGGTTAGCGTAAGTTAAGTCATCAGACCAAGGCGGTTTGAAGTAGTTATTATAAATATTCAGATAGCCCTGATGTAAGAATTTAGGCACTTTAAGGGTAGAAGACGGAATGGTACCGAGATAAGCAGCAGAGTCCCAACCAGAGGAGCATGTAACAGGAGGAAGAGGGGAGGCATTAACGCCATCCTTCATAAAGTTAATCCACTGCTGACCGTAGATATGACGGTGTGGGATATAGAAAGGAAAGATATCAACGCGTGAGTCAACAGCGAGGCCACGACGAAGAGGGGACAGACGAATAGCGCCAACCATATCACACTCGAAAGAGTCACCAGCACCACCAGGCGTCCAAGAGATAGTTTTGAGGCGGCCAATTTTACCAGCCTCAAAGACAAGGTGAGATAAGTCATGAGGTACACGGTCCGCAGATGTTTGAACGTTAGACATTTTTGTATCCTTAAATAGAGTGGGACCGCGGTCCCACATAAAAGATTAGTATTGTGTTCCGCCTACATACCAGAGACGGGCACCCTTAGATTTGCCACCAGAGCGGCGAATTGATTTTTTCATTACATAACTCCTTAAAAGTGAAGACGATAAAATCAAAGGTCTTTACATGACACCTTGAGCGCGTAACTGTTCACGGATGTTTGTTTCAGCGTGACCGATAAGATCTTTGTTTCCGGCGCGAACAAGAAGAGTGAAGGCGAACAGTTCAGAGGCTTTAACGGGGCGTTCAACACCATTGACGATGTTTTCGGTAAACTCAGCACCTTCCATGATGAGACAGGCGGTTTGGATGTTAACGGGATGAACGTAATAAGCAATGACGGCAGAAATAAACTCAACAGGAGCAGGAAAGCGAGGATACCCGACAAAGTCCAGTGTTCCATATACGCAAGCCTCGATAGCACGGCGAGCGCGTGAACGGTCGGTAGCAATCCAGACACGGTCGCGAGTTAAGAAGTCAAAATCGTCCTCTGTCAAGTCAAGAACAGAAGATGCTTGAATAAGTTTGATAGAAGCGATAGCAGTTTGAAAGGCTACAGCAGATTCGTTTGATTTAGACATTTCAGTTTCCTTTGTGGTTTGTGTCAGTTGACGATGTGGATAATAGGCCACGTTCTTTCAGTATGTCAAGCATTGATTGTTTACCATGCACGAAATGTTCTTCGTACCGGAACCAGTCCTTGAGGAGAGCACCTAACATATTTAAGTATTTCTCCTCGTCAAGGGCGTCAGTTTTTGCCAGCACGTTGAGATGATGGCGAAAGGTTGCAAAGTAAGACGACCTCGAGTTTTTTAAGTTGAGATTGAATTTCCTCATTTTCCACCAGCAGTCCACTTCGATTTAATTCGTAAGTTAGCAACAGCAATTCCTGCAGAAGCAACGTAGTTTTTGGTTTCATCAGAAATATCCGTACTTGTTAATTTCGTGGTCATTGAAGCGATAAAACTCTGTAGGTTGGACGCTCCGATTGTTCGGGTCAAATTGCGCATGAATTTTAGCAGATTCGTCGTCACAGGTTGCGCCTCCAAAACGTCGGCGACAGATTTCTTTGCCAGCCTCGATTTGAGCTCTTTCTTGGCGTTCTGCTTCAAGATGTTGTTGAACGGGGTCACGTCGTAACCCACTTGGGTCAGTTCCATCAGGGTTTCCGCTGACAGGTGAGCCATTGATAACAGTTTCATTCCGAAATTGCGAGACATTCGTATTCTGAACACTTTCTTGGGTATGAGGTTGATTTTGGTTTTGAGTGAATTGTTCCATTCTTTATTCCCTAGGCCTTTTACGGCCATGTCAATATCTGATTTTTTGTTAACGTATTTAGCAACGTAGAAGCCTACAGCCATATACGAGGTAGCTTTAAGGGGTTCACCCTTTGAGTCCACAGGCCAGAGCCAGCCAGCGCGAGAGAATGCGTCTTGGGAGTACCGGACTGCGATGGGCATAGAGTAACCATAAGGCCACGTGTTTTGCAAGCTATTTATTTGCCGATTGATGCGTACCAGCTTACCGAAGTTAGGGTGCAGAGAACCCAGAGGAAGTGTGCGCATAAGATGCACTGCGTGGAAATGTAGACGACCGTGCTGTGTACCATACTCTGGCACACAAAAATACTGATAGCAGTCGGAAGATGAGTCATGCACCGAGCGACCTTCGGCAGTAAGCACCATACGACCAATATCACGGAAGTAGTCACGAAGAGCATTGGGATTATCATAGAAATCCTTTAAGCGGTCATCGGCTAGAGTAAGAGTATCGAATACGACATACCAGCCCTTAGAATGGGCAGTACGCATAGCATTCATTAATCTTTGAACGGTAAAGCCACGTCGAGACTTCATAGTTGACTCCTCCAAGATTTTTGAGCACTCATCTTTAACACCCTTAGCCTTTGCATAGTTGTAATCGGCGCGGATATCTTTAAGGGGTCGATTTGAAACGAGCTGATACCAATGTTTGTATACGGGTTTTTCATAGAGGAGGTTCCAATGGTCATTACCGAGGGGTTTGTGGTCTATAGTGTTATTAATATCAAGTTGTCCGAGCACGTCATAGCATTCTTGCAATTCTTCGATTATGGAGAGGACTGTAAGGCGATAGTCTTCAACGATTTCATCGGAGAGTTGTAATTCGTCAGGGGCAGTTTGAGGGATTGGTTTACCAGTAATAATGTCGTCCAGAGTGAAGGTTTCTGGGTATTGTTTGAACTTAGGGTTATGGCCTTTGTGATGAGCACGATAGGCAATAGTAGTTGCGAGTTGAGAGTTGGGATTCATCCAGAAGTCACCATTGTCGTCACGGCGAATACCATTTGTATAGTGAGCAAGGATTTCTTCCAGTAATTTGATGCGAGTATTGCACTGTTTCCAGATACGGAGGTTTGGAGATTGAGTAAGAACAGACATACCAGCAGTTTCGACGAGAGGTTTGATTGCGTCGATGTTAGGTTTGCTGAAGTAGTCAGAATGTACTTTAAACATGAAAAGCCTCCGTTTGATGGGAGGCATATTAGAGTGGTGATTGAGTATTAGTCAAGCA